ATCAACAATGGTCGCTCTTCTCCGATTCCATGACACCTCTCTTTTGATGGATTTTTACAATCAGAACAGGTATGTTTTTTCAGATACGCAGCTGTGAATGTATCTCTAATCAAATTAGTAAATACATTCGAACCGAAGTCCTTGATAAAATTCTCATGTGACGTCTCTGTTATTTTCGTATTCCACTTGTTGGATTTTCGCAGATCGGCAATTCGCTTGTCTATGAAGTCGGAGTGAGGATTTCTAGCCGACATTGTTGCATGCTTCTTATTTGAGAGACCTAACAAATTCGTTTTTATTTATAGTGCAGATGCTGCTTTAAAATCTTTGTTTGTGTAACAATAGGATGTCCTGGCTCGATGAAGACGAGGTCAAGCGACTTCGGGTGGTCTACAACAAGGAGCACCCCCAAGAGAAGGCAATCCCAGAGGGCGGTGCGGAAGAGACGTGGAATACCCTGAAGCATCGGTTGGAGTCGAAGTGTAAGACGGGTCGTGCTGAATGTATCCTTGCCTCTTTGATGAAGCGCCCTAAGGCACCAGCAGATTGGGCACTGAACCGTTATGAGTGGTTATCAAGTGACGACATCGATGCGATTGAAAAGAACTATGTGGATGTGTTCCCAGATTACTTTTTTGTTGGTTCGGTTCCGATTGATTTCGATCTCAAGAACGAAACACGTAGCTGTATCGTAAGCGCATTATGTGCTATGAAACTTGATGAACTATTCAAGAAGGGTAAACAACGCGTTGGTATCGTAATCAATACTGACCCGCACGATGGCCCCGGACAGCATTGGGTTGCCGTGTTCTGCGACATCCGCCCAGAACTGGAATATCCTCGTATGACCTATTTCGATTCGTATGCGATGGTTCCAGAGCCTGAAATCAAACAGTTGATGCGAAGGTGGAAGGGTCAGTGGGACGCAACGGGCACTCACAAGAAGCCAATGAAACTAACCTACAACAAGACACGCCACCAGTATAAGGATTCCGAATGTGGAATGTATTGCTTGTATTTCCATTACGCGTGTCTCATGCAGTTGCCAATGGACGATTCGATACCCGATGACGTGATTAACGCATTCCGCAACCTGCTGTTCCGTATGCCGAAAATAGAAACATGAGACAAAGAACAATGGAGTGGATAATTGCCGTTGTATTGGCCATATTGCTCGGATACTTAACGTGGGAAGAGATGTACGGACCTCCGCCGGCTCAATTAACACCTGGTTCTCGCAAGCGTCTATGCGATTATTATGCGTCGGGTTCGGTGTTCGAAGATATTCCGTCCGCTCTGAAGCGCGGTGCTCGGCTGATTGAGCTCCATGTGTACTCGGATGAGAGAGACGAGCCGGTTGTTGCGAAGAAGGCTCTGAATGATGGATATGATTACACACTGGATAACATCTCTTTCGAACAGTGCTGTATAGACATTGTAAACGATGCGTTCCCGTCCAAGGATCCGCTTATCTTATCAATTGTCCCTCATACCGATAAGAGTGTTGTTCTGAACCGGATTGCCTCTCATCTACAAACAACCGTTCGTCGCCACCTCATCAAAGATAAGGATATTGCCAGTACACCGATCGATACTCTTGCGGATAAGTTGATTGTCGTATCGGGGGGCAACATCCACGGAACTGATCTTGAGAAACTTGTTAACCTTTCTTGGTCAGAGACAACGCTTCGTCGGCTAACACATCACCAGGCGATCCATCCTCGCGAAGAGGACGAGCTAACTAACTACAATCGTGATAACATTACGCTCGTTGCTCCCGAAGTGGAACTCGGAGCAGTTGTGGCGAATCCGAATACACCCGTCACGTTTGGATGCCAGTGGAATGTCTACGTTCACGGACCGGGTGGGTTTATTGAGAAACCTGCCAAGCTGCAGTAAACAATTCTTTCTCATCCCTAACACAAAATGGAGACTCAGGAGGCAGGCAAGCGCAACAAGTGGCTCACGCACGTGAAGAAGACGATGAAGTCGCAGAAGGGCAAGTCGTTCAAGGCGATCCTCAAGATCGCGAAGAAGAGCTACAAGGGTGGCGCGGATGTTGAGCCCGCGATGGGTGCGTCTGCCGCCAAGACCGCGTCCCCCGTGGGCGGTCGCCGTCGCAAGACCCGCAAGGCATCCAAGAAGGGTGGCCGCAAGCACTAAATCGTGCCGTTCAATAAATGTCAACTATACTCAATCGCCAACGCGTAATGGCAGAGCAGGCACGTATCGCTCGTGAAACTGCTCGCCTTACGTCGGCAAAAGGGCTCTTAGCAGCCCGGCCCCCAAAGCCAACTGGACAGGTATTAGCTATACCTCCAGGTGGAATTGCATTTGGAACTCGTCGTGCTGGTCGTAGAAAACGAAAACAGACACGCAAGAGTAAGCGTAGGTATGGAGCCTCCTCAAACGCGAAGGGAAAGTAAGAAATGCCCGAAAGAGAAGTCTAGGGGCAATACGATTTACTCAGGAAAGAGGGTTCGTCAGGTAGAAATGGTACACAACAAGTCCAAGTACCAAAAGCCCTAATACAACAGAGAACGATGAGAAACCCGGAATGTTTTCCGATGATCGCGGTCTTTAGTTCGACCTCCACCCGCAAGTTTACGACATGTTTTTCCACGATATGTCTTACGTGAGCAACCGCTCTTGTAATACGCAACGTGATGTATATACCCCCGATAGGTTGGGATTTTGCTACCGGTAGCATCTGCTATTTTTTTGAGAAGTCCATACATCCACTTGGTGTAGCTCTTTCGCGAGGTCAATACCGGCTCGTTATCTGAGATGTATTTCTGGAAGATGGTTGCTAATTTCTGGAAAGGATACGCATCTGCGAGATGGTGTAGAAATGTTCGTTGCCGACACATATCGGTTGCCTCGGGGTGTTCGGGATAGTTATATGCGATGGCAAACAAAAAGTCCCTACCGGGAACTTCGGTGGGTTTTACGGACATGTAGTATTTTTTCACGCTCTCGAAACTAGGATCTGCTCCAGGTTTCACAACAGTGGGATCTGTTTCGCCTTGTTTACGAAGCTTGTCGTTCACCATGTTGTGAATGTCGTACATCCACTTTCCTGGGTCGCCACGTAGGGGGTGTTTCTCTACGAATTCGGTTGTAGATGCGCGGCAATATTTACAAGGCAGGACATCCTTCATGTCCCCAAGAACATCATCTGGATGTGGGGTTCGGAAAGCAATCATATGGAACAATTGCCAGCCACTTGGGCCCCAATAGCGAGTGTCCATATCGGCAATTGTATATACGTTTGTTGAAAAATAAAGTATGCCCCATTCAACAAACAAAAATGCTGGACACTAAGGATATCATCATACTTACGGCCGCGTTCTACCTGGGTAGCGTGGTTTCCAAGTTCTTCACGGCACTGTCCGATGGCATCCTGACGCCCCTGCTCGCGCCAGCCGCGGCGGCTGGCAAGGGTGTGACGGAGTTCACCGTGTCCATGGGCGGCGTGACCCTGAAGGTTGGCGAGGTGCTTACGGCGCTCGTTCAGCTGGTTATCTCGTTCGTGCTGGTTGTCTTCACCATCGGCTTCCTCCGCACGTATTTCCTCTCCAAGATCGGCGCCCGCCGGGTAGAGTAATCTAAAAAATAAAGATACAATACAAATGGCCTGGTACGATCCTCGTTCATGGTTTTCGGGTGCACCCGCAGACGCTAGTGTAGAGACCCCCACCGCAGAGGCGCCTCCTATGGGCGGTCCCTATGGCGGTAAGAAGCGCAAGACCCGCAAGGCTAAGAAGGCGGCGTCTAAGCGGTCGCGAACCGGAAAGAAGTCCAGCCGCTCCTAGCCGGATACTTTCCAAACTGACTTTCAATTCTCTTCAACAAATCGGTCGTGCTCGCACGGCCAGACACCTCATTGCTACGCTTCCAATCCTGGAACGTAGCTGTGAGCATCTGCTTGGTTGTAGGGTCCGGCAGCTCTCCGTCCGGGTCACCGACAGAACCCTCAATCGGATGAATATACTCACGGAGGAACTTGGCGATAACGTCAGAATCCTCTTTGTATTCGTTGGTATACTCGAGAACCTTCGAAGGCGGAGTCAGCTTGCGATGACCATTGCCCTCCTTGTAGAGGTGGACAAGATACGTCATGAAGCACGTTGCCCATTC